CGAAGAAGGTGGATCCGGCTGTGCGGCAGGCTCGCACCGACGAGAAGAAGCGTGCGAAGCAGGCGGCTGGTCAGGGAGGCACCGTGAAGACGGGCCTCGCAGCCCAGACCCCGGTTGGTGACGCGACCACCACAAAAACCCTATTAGGGCAGTGACATGCCAGAGCTTGGCGGCAAACCAATGGGCGGCACCCTCATCGAGGGCGGCCAAGAGACCAAGAACTACCCGCGCCTTTACCTCATGGACAGCGATACGTCGGTGATCGGTGACCACGAGGTCGGCGCGGAAGTCATGGGTACGGTCAAGGTCCGCATCTCCGAGGTGGGTAAGGCAGCCGACGGCTCCCGCTCCGCAAGCCTCGAAGTCATCGAGATGTACCTCGAAGAGAAGGACAAGCCGACGGCAGCCGAGAAGATGTACCCAAGCGTGGTAGGTGACTGATGGCCCTCCTCGCAACGCCTGAGAACCTGCAGAGCCTTGCGCTGCTCAAGGGCAAGCGAGGGCCGATCATTCGCCGCTACAAGAAGCTGGAGAACGACCGCAGCTCGTGGCGTTCGCATTGGATGGAGCTGACCGACTACCTCAGCCCACGCCGTGGGCGCTTCCTCATCGAGGACAGCCAGAACACCCGTGGCCGCAAGCGCAACAACAAGATCATCGACAGCACAGGCACGCAGGCGCTTCGCACGATGGCCGCCGGGATGATGTCTGGCATGACCAGCCCCGCCCGCCCGTGGCATCGCCGCAAGGTGGCCGACGACGACCTCATGGATCGGGGCGACGTCCGCGAGTGGCTGGCTCAGGTCGAGATGGTCGAACGCGCAATCCTCAACCGCTCCAACTTCTACAACTCGATGCACTCGCTCTACGTCGAGCTGGGCAGCTACGGCACCGCGCCGATGTATCGCCAGCCGTCGTTCGACAGCGTGATCCGCTTCCGCAACTTCACCGCTGGCGAGTACGTCATCGCCGAGGATCACACAGGCACCGTCGATACGCTGGGCCGCTACTTCACCATGACCGTCAGCCAAGTCGTCGAGAAGTTCGTCGTTGATCCGAACGACCGAACCAAGATGAACTGGGACGGCGTGAGTGCCACGACCAAGAAACTCTGGGACGGCCAGCAGTACGACGAGCTGGTCCCCATCATCCACATGATCGAGCCTCGCCGGGCTGGGGACCGCGACTTCACCAAGCGCGACCAGCTCAACATGCCGTTCAAGTCTTGCTACATGGAGTACGCTGGCGACGGCGATAAACTTTTGTTTGAAGGCGGCTATCGTAAGTTCCCTGCTTACGTTCCTCGCTGGGACGTTCTTGCTGGGGATGTGTACGGTCGCTCTCCGGGGATGGACGCGCTAGGCGACATCAAGCAGTTGCAGCACCAGCAGAAGCGGAAGGCTCAGGCCATCGACAAGCTGGTGAACCCGCCGATGGTTGCCCCGGTCAACATGCGGGGCAAGCCGACATCGACGCTGCCCGGATCGAATACCTACGTTGACCCCACGCAAGGCACTCAGGGCTTCCAGCCCGCCTACCTTGTCCAGCCGCGCATCAACGAGATGATGATGGACATCCAAGAGGTGCAGGACCGCATTCAGCGTGGCTTCTATGCTGACCTCTTCGCCATGATGATCAACTCCGACCGGAGGCAGATGACCGCCACCGAAGTCGTCGAGCGTCACGAAGAGAAGCTCGTGCTGCTGGGTCCTGTGCTGCAAAGGCTCAACGTCGAGTTGCTCGACCCTCTCCTCGAAGATGTGTTCGAGTTCGCGCTGGAGGCGGGTCTCCTCCCCGAGCCTCCGCAGGCGCTGGAAGGCGCTGAGCTGGACGTCGAATACATCAGCCTCATGGCACAGGCCCAGCAGGCTACGGCAGCATCAGGCATCGAGCGGGCCATGGGCTTCGCTGGCAACCTCGTCTCGGTCTTCCCCGACATCGTGGACAACATCGACGCCGACGAGGCATACCGCCAGTACAGCGACATCCTCGGCGTCAGCCCGGACATCACCCGCGACGCGGAGACCGTCGAGGCCATGCGGCAGGCGAAGGCCGAAGAGGCTCAGCAGGCACAGGCCATGGAGCAGGCTGGCATGATGGCGCAGAACGCCAAGGTGCTCAGCGAGACGGACACGCAGAACCCGAACGCGCTCACTGAGCTGTTGGGTGGTGTCTGATGGGCCGCAAGGTAATGACACAATCCGACGACGAGGCGCAGCTTCGTATCGTCGAAGATCAGGAGAAGGAACTCGAACGTGGACTTGAGGCTATCGTCAATAACAAGGCCGCTCGCTCGTGGCTGTATGATCGCCTCGATACGTTTGGGCATCCTGAAAGTTCAAGTCACGTACCGGGTTGTTCGGACAGCACGGCGTTCAATGAGGGCGCTCGGTCGGTGGCTAACGCATTGCTTCGAGAAATACGGGAACGGTTCCCGAACCAGTATCTGAAGATGCTGGAAGACAACATGTTCGACCAATAGGAGGAGACTATGGCCGAAGAAACCGAGATGACCGAAGACGAAGCCGTCGCTGCAGCCGAAGCTGCAGAGAACGGTGACAATCAGGTCACCACCGAAGAGGTGGACGATACAACTGCCGAGGACGACACCTCTGGGCAGAAAGAGACCAAAACCCTGCTGTCGGATGACGAGGGTGAAGGATCGGATGACGTAGACCCGTCTAGCTACGAGTACACGCCAGCCGAGGGCAGCCAACTCAGCGAGGAAGCCCAAAACATGATCGACGCTTTTAAGGAGCAGGCAGCGGAGATGAAGCTCTCACCTGAGCAGTTTCAGGCTCTCGTTGACTACGACATCAAGCGCGGTCAGGAGGCGTTGGCCGAACAAGCCAATGCCTATCAGGAGCGCATCGCGCAATGGGGCGAACAGGTCAAGGCCGATAAGGAGCTGGGCGGGGACAATCTCGACAGCAATCTGGCCACGATCAAAAAAGTCGCCGACGCCTATGGGGACAAGGACCTGATGAGCCTGATGAAGGCACCGTCAGCCGACAACCCCAACGGCCTCGGACTGGGCAACAACCCAGCCATGTTGCGTTTCCTTCACCGTGTTGGGAAATCACTGGCCGACAGTGAGATCATCGAGGGCGATGGCTTCAAAACCACCGACCGAGATGCGCTGCGGACCATGTATCCGACCATGTTCCAGAACGCCAGCTAAAGGAGATAAATTATGGCTGTGCTTGGCACTGAAAACCCGACCCTCGCTGATTTGGCGAAGGTCACCGACCCGGACGGCTCGATTGCCGACGTGGTCGAAATCCTCAACCAGACCAACGAAATCCTTGAGGATATGACTTGGATGGAGGGGAACCTCACGACTGGTAACCGGACCTCGATCCGCACTGGTCTGCCTTCACCGACCTTCCGCAAAATGTACGGTTTCGTGCAGCCGACCAAAAGTCGTGCAACGCAGGTCACGGACAACTGCGGCATGATGGAAGACTACTCGCAGGTGGATAAAGCCCTCGTCGATATGGCGGGCAATCCGGCTGCTTTCCGTCTGCAGGAAGATCGCCCGCACATCGAGGGCATGAACCAGACGCTTGCGACCAAGCTGTTCTACGGCGACGAAACCACCGCCCCGGAAGAGTTCACTGGTCTTGCACCGCGCTACAACAGCCTCTCGGCTGAGAACGGTGACAACATCATTGCAGGCGGCGGTTCCGGTTCGGACAACGCTTCGATCTGGCTGATCTGCTGGTCGCCGAACACCGTCCACGGCATCATCCCGAAGGGTTCCAAAGCTGGTATCCAGCAGCGTGACCTCGGCGAAGTTACCGTTCAGGACACCGTCGGTACCTCCACTGGTCTGTATCAGGCGTATCGGACGCACTATCGTTGGGACGTGGGCCTCTCGGTTCGCGACTGGCGTTACATCGTCCGCATCGCCAACATCGACCGTTCGCTCCTCACCGTGGACATCTCCACCGGTGCGGACCTGAACGATCTGATGCACCAAGCCGTGACGGAAATCCCGAACCCGGCGATGGGCCGCTGCGCTTGGTACATGGACAAGCAGGTCCTTTCGTTCCTGCGTCGTCAGACCGCGAACGCCGTCAGCAACTCGACGCTGACGACTGACATGGTCGGCGGCACGATGCAGACCTCGTGGGGCGGATACCCGATCCGTCGCGTTGATGCGCTCCGTACCAACGAAGCGACCATCAGCTAACCGCAACGTCCAGACATAAGGAGAATATCTCATGATTATGGACGACCTTCTGGAGTTTGCGGATGCAACCGCCCTCTCCACCTCCGGCACCGGCCTCGCCGCTGTCGGCGACGTCATCGACCTCGGTGCTACCCCGCACGACCTCGGCAATGGCCGTGGCTTGTACTTGGTTATCCAAGTCACCACTGCCGTTACCTCGGCGGGCGCGGCCACCGTCTCGTTCCAACTCGTTTCCGACGGCAGCAGCACGCTGGCTGCCGACGGCACCGAGAGCCTGCACTACGCGTCGGCTGCCATTGGCAAGGCTTCGCTGACTGCTGGCTACGAGCTGGTCATCCCGGTTCCGCTCGAAGGCTCCATTGCCTACGAGCGTTACCTCGGTATTCAGCAGAACGTCGGCACCGCCGCACTGACTGCTGGTGCAATCAACGCCTTCCTGACCTTCGATCCGAAGGGCTGGAAGTCGCTCCCTGACGCCACGAACTAATTCGTGACGTGACCCCCAGACCCGGCGGCTTCATGGTGTCGCCGCCGGGTCGCCCCATCCCTTAGAGGAGTTTTTGAGATGGTTAAGGTAAAGTTTAAGCAGGCGTTCTACGGACCCGATCCCAAGAACCCGCAGAACTCGATCCAGTTTCTGCCGGAGGACAAGCTGCCCGAAGGCAACAACGGGGTCTACGAGTTCCCTGACGACTACCCGCTGCCCACGCTGGACATCGAGATCGTCGAGGGCGAGAGTACGTTCAAGAAGCCAGCCGACAAGGCTCCGCTCCCTGTGACCGAGATCAAGCCGTCGGCTCAAACCAAGGCAGCCAAGAAGAAGGCTGCCGCCAAGGAGTAACGAGGCATGGCGTCGCAGGTTCAAATTGCAAAGCTGGCGCTCCAGCACATCGGTGACAGGTACGACATCTCCGCAATTGACGAGGAGAGCGTCGAGGCTGAACAGGCCAACCTGATCTATGATGATACGCGCAAGGAACTCCTGCGGCGCTTCCCTTGGGGCTTCGCCCTGACCTACCGCACCCCGGCGGCGCTGAGCGTCACGGTTCCAGCCAACTGGGACTATGCCTACCAATATCCGTCGGGGGTGGTTAAGGTTCGGCACATAGAGAACCAAGCCAACCGGAACGACCCGATCACCGACTTCGAGGTCGCCCTACTCGACGACGACACGAAGGTGATCCTCACAGACGAGCAGGACCCCACACTGGCCTGCACGGCGGACATCGAAGACCCCACCCGCTTCGACCCTGAGTTCACGATGGCGTTCAGCTTCCTGCTCGCCGAGCGGATGGCGATGTCGCTGACAGGCAGCCTCGACATCAAGAGCGCCTTGGCTCAGGAAGTGTTGCGCTCTGTTAGCCAAGCGGCGGACACCGACAGTTCGGAGGGTCGTACCCGCGAGACGCCAGAGGCGTCGTGGATTGATGCGAGGAACTAATGGCCAAGCTGATCCAGCCCAGCCTAGCAGGCGGCGAAGTCTCCGAAGCCGTAGGCGCACGGGTCGATCTCGCCAAGTATCAAAGCAGTCTCTCCAAGTGTGAGAACTTCTTTATCCAGACGTCGGGCGGTGCAGCCAACCGCCCCGGCCTCGAGTTCGTGGGTGAAGTCAAGGACAGTAGCGCAGACACCTACCTAGTCCCTTTCGAGTTCAACACCGAACAGACGTACATTCTTGAGTTCGGCAATCAGTACATGCGCGTCGCCGTCGATGGCGGCCTCGTCGTTGACAGCGGGTCGCAGTTCTCGATCTCAGGCGCGACGCAGGCGAACCCGTGCGTGGTGACGGCTACAGGCCACACGTTCAGCAACGGCGACGAGGTATTCATCTCTGGCGTCGTAGGCATGACCGAGCTGAACGGTCGGCAGTTCCTCGTGGCCAACGTGGCCGCCAACACCTTCGAACTGCAGGATAAGGGCGGCACCAACGTCAACTCGACGGGCTACACCGCCTATTCGAGCGGCGGCACCGCCAGCCTGATCTACGAGATTGCCACACCCTACGTGACGGCTGACCTCTCCGAGATCGACTACTTCCAGAGCGCGGACGTCATGACGCTGACCCACCCAGACTACGAGCCGCGTGAGCTGAGCCGCCTCGGCAACGATAACTGGACACTGAGCACGATCACGTTCCAGCCGGACCAGATCATGCCGACGGGCGTGCAGGTCAGCGTGGGGACCGTTGGCTCAGAGACCGACCGCTACATCGTCACGGCCACGAACCGCGACGACGGTGAGGAAAGCCTCGCCGGGTTGAACAACACGAGCGAGACCATCACCGGAGCCACGCAGGCTGACCCGGTCGTCTTGACCATTACAGGACACCCCTACGCCACAGGCGATACCGTCTACATCCAAAGCGTCGGTGGTATGACCGAGCTGAACGGTCGGCAGTTCGAGGTCACGAGCCTCACCGCCAACACCGTCAGCCTGCAGGACGTGAACGGGGACGACGTCGATGGCACAGGCTACGGGGCGTACACCTCCGGCGGCACCGTTAATCGGATGTTCGTCGAAGTCACCAACTCGGCGACCACGCGAAACAACACAATCTCATGGACAGCGGCGGCCAACGCGTCGAGCTACACGATCTATCGCCGGGACAACGGCCTCTACGGCTTCATCGGGAAGAGTGAGACCAGCTCGTTCAGTGATACCAACTTCGACCCGGATACGACGGACACCCCGCCCCGCTCGCGCAACCCGTTCATCGGCACCAACAATTATCCGAGCACTGGCGGCTACTATCAGCAGCGCCGTATCTTCGGCAACTCGAACACCTACCCGCAGCGCAACTGGTTCACCAAGACGGCGGGCTTCAACAACTTCTCAGTCTCCAGCCCAGCGCGTGACGACGACAGCATCATCGCCACCATCGCCGCCTTGCAGGTGAATGAGATCAGGCACTACATTCCGCTCAACGAGCTGATCGTGCTGACCTCTGGCGGTGAGTGGCTGATCAGCGGCATCGACGACGTGATCACGCCTGACGGCATCCAGATCAAGCCGCAGTCCTACTACGGGGCCACGTCGCTCAAGCCTATTGTGGCGGGCGACATCGCCATCTTCATGCAGCCGGGCGAGGTTGTTCGTGATCTTGGCTACAAGTTCGAGACCGACGCCTACGCAGGTAACGATATTTCAATTCTGGCTCGCCATTTGTTCGATGATTACACAATCGTTGGCTGGTCCTTCGCGCAGGCCCCTTACTCGATCCTCTGGGCTGTTCGCAACGACGGGTGCGTCATCGCTCAGACATACCTGCGTGAGCAGGAGATTTACGCGTGGCACCGCCACACCACGCTCGGCGACTTCAAGGACGTAGCCAGCGTGCGCGAGGGCAACGTGGACGCCACCTACTTCATCGTCGAGCGCAAGGTCGGCGGGCGTACCGTCAAGTACATCGAGCGGATGCACGAGCGCGATTACAACGACGACGTTCAGGACGCCTTCTTCGTGGATAGTGGCGTGACGCTGGACAGCCCGCTTACGATCACGGGCTTCACCAACGCGGATCCCGTCGTGGTGACCACGAGCGCGGCCCATGGCTTCAGCAACGGCGACACCGTGGACATCTCCGGGCTGTTCGTCGAGAACGCCACCGCGAACAAGGGCTACTCGCTCGACACCGACATCAACGGTCTGGGCTACACCGTGGCCAACGTGACCAGCACGACGTTCGAGCTGCAGAACAACGGCGTTGACGTGGACGGCACGAGCTTCGGCGTCTACTACAAAGGTGGGCAGGTCCGCAAAGCGGTGACCACGGTCCCGAACCTTTGGCACCTCGAAGGCCGCACCGACGTCAGCGTATTGGCCGACGGCTTCGTCTTGAAGAACCAGACGGTCAGCAACGGCACCATCACCCTGACGGAGGCGGCCAGCCGGATCCACGCGGGGCTGCCGTACACCTGCGAGATCGAGACCCTGCGATTGGACGCACCCGGCGGGGAAACGATCCAAGGCAGGGCCAAAAAGATCGCCCGCCTCACGGTTCGGCTCGACCGATCTCTGGGCTTTTGGTCTGGCGTCTCGCGTAATAAGATGCGCGAAGCCAAGTTCGGGGTGCCTGCCTTGTTGGGTCAGGCCCCCGATCTGTATACCGGAGACAAAGACGTGACGCTGCCGCCGGATTGGAACAAGGACGGGAAGTACATCGTGCAGCAGCGTGACCCGCTGCCGCTGACGATCCTCGGCCTGATCCCCGACGCCACCGTGGGGGGCAACTGATGCAGTACCAGACAGAAACCTTCGATGCGGTCATCACCGAAATCCAGCCGCTCCTCCAGAAGCACTGGGAGGACGTCGCGCTCAATCAGGACAAGGTGAAACTGAACCCCAACTGGAGGGCGTACCAGTTCCTTGAGCGCGAGGGCGCGTTGCACATCACCACGGCTCGCAACAAGGGTAGGCTCGTGGGGTACGTCATCTACCTCCTGAGCAACTGGCTGCACTACAAGGAAGAGGTTTTAGCTGACGGCGACATTTTCTGGCTTGATCCCGACTACCGCAAAGGCATGACAGGCGTTCGCCTTCTCAAAGAGGCTGAGCAGTCCCTGATCGCACGCGGGGTCACCGCCATCAGCAATAAGGTCAAGCTGCACAAAGACGTCGGCAGGGTATTCGAGCGCCTAGGCTACACGCCGATTGAGCGCGTCTATATGAAGAGGGTGGGCTAATGGCAGTTGCAACTGCAGTCGCCAGCATCGCCAGCACCGCTGTCGGCGCTTTGGGCGCTTATCAGCAGTCCAAGGCTGCCGAGGCACAGGCTGAATATCAGGCAGGCATCGCTCGCAATAATGCGATCATCGCGGAGCAGAACGCCACCCGCATCGAGCAGGAGAAGGGCGTCGCCGAGGACGAGCAGCGGGAACGCATTGCTCGGACCAAGGGGTCAGCGAAGGCGGCTCTGGCTGCCAACGGCCTGCTCGTGGACGACACCGATGACAGCACCGCGCAGATGATCATGCAGGACATCGCCGCTGAGGGGGAATACGACATCCTAAGATTGCGCGATAAGTACGACGCAGAGGCCCGTACAGCGCGTTTGCAAGGAGACCAGTACGATGCCCAAGCAGGGCTGTTCCAGCTACAGGCGGACGCCCAGAAGCCCCTGATGGCGGCTACAGGCACGCTCCTCGAAGGGGCCAGTAGCGTCTACGGGTCTGGTAAGACCGCTGGTTGGTGGAGTTAGATATGGCACGAGTTCCAACAGTAGGCGAGCGCGGTCAGGCGGTCGGCACCGTCCAGCAGGCTGAGGCGCGTAATCAGTTCCAGTCGATGCAGACGAACGCCGACATGTTCGGCGCTGCTCAGGGCCGCTCGCTGCAGCAGGCCAGCGCGGGCCTTAATGGCATCGCTGCCGCCTTCAAGCAGAAGGCCGAGGACGACGACAACCTCGTGATCCTTGAGAACGATAACGCGGCGGACGCTTTTAAGCGGGATTTGATGCACAACGCCGAGACGGGCCTTCTGACCCGTCAGGGCAAGAACGCCGTGGGTATGTCCGAGGAAGCCGCCCGGCGGTTCGACGAGTACGCTGCGTCCCTCCCACAGCCGAAGACCCAAGAGGGGCGGCTCGCGCAGCAGGAGAAGCTGCTCAAGATGAAAGCCGTGATGCTCAACACGGCGTCTACGCATGAGCGCACGCAGGTTGAGGCATACAAGACAGAACAGATCGAGACGTCGCTGGGCAATCACCAGCAGGAGATGGGAACGGCCTACTCGGACCCGGTCGCTCTGGCGAACGCGGAAAAGGGTATCCGGGCGGAGGCGGAGACACTGGCCGCCCGACGGGGTATGAGCGACGAGGCCAAAGAGGAGTTCGTTGAGGCCAGCGTTAGTAAGGGCTACGCCGACGCCATTGACGCCGCGCTGGCGAACGAGGACTACGCCACTGCGGAGCGCCTGCTCGACGAGAACAGCGGTAAGATGCAACCCGAAGACCGGGACGCCGCCAAGGAGGCTGTGGCCACAGGCACAGTCCTTGGGTACGCCCAGAAGGAAGCCGACCGTATCATGAGCCAACGCGGCTTGAGTGGCCCGGAGCGCCTCGCATTGGCACGGCAAGAACCCGACCCAAAACGCCGGGAAGAGTTGGTGGCGATGGTCAAAACCCGCGTCGCTGAAGAGGCGGCCTTCGAGGATAAGGCGCGGCAAGATCGCTTCGACGCCGCCTCTAACGCCGCACGGAACGGCCAGCCGGTCTCTGAGCCGATGCGCCGGGGCTTGACCGCACGGCAGAACGCTTACATCGACGACGTCGCCGAGGAGCAGGCGCTACGCGCAGCAAACCCAAACTACACGCGCCCCACGCAGGAGGCGGCTCTCGAAGAGATCAACGCCCAGCAGGGGGCTGATCCTACGTGGCTGCAGACGATGCCGTTCGCCGACCTGCGTGATGGTTACAAGATGCGCCTTAATCCGACAGACTGGCGTAACCTCCAGAGTGATTGGCTGGAGGCACAGAACGACAAACGCGCTGCCGCTCAGGCCATCGCCGACGCCAAGGAAGAGGCCGCAGACTATTCAGGCTTCGAGCCAAACACGCGCATCAGGGAAATCCTGCAAGCTGTCGGCGCAAGCGAGGAGGAGGTGGCCCCGAAACATGAGAGGTTCACTGCCTTCCGCTCTGAGTTCGATGCTAGGATCGCTTCCTTGGCCGGGGCGGGTATCAAGATCACTCCTATTGTGGAACAGGATGTCCTCAAACAGATGGCAGCGGAGAGGATCAACATCGACGATGAGGCAGTCTTTGCTTTCCGGGCTGACCCCGACCAGCGCAGAGAATACGCCCGTGAAATCTTTAACGGACGCCGCAACTTTCGAGAGGCCGACAGACTGGTGCAGGACTTCGATAACATCCGCAACGAGTTGGCCATCATGGGGATGCCCATGACTTCAATCCGAGAAGCCTACAAAGCCCTTGTCAGGAATGGTACTACTCAGCCCACCCTAGACGAGATCATGGAAACCATCCGATATAATGCGGGGTCTTGATGGAGTTTAAAGTACCTTCGACGATCACCCGTGACGAAGATCGTCGAGATCCGCTAACTCAGCAGACCACACCCGCGCCTCGTCGCGGGCCGCGCCTTGTACCGCAGGCGGACGCAACCGTGTCTGACTTCAAAGTGCCAGAGTGGATACGCACGGACGCGCAGATTGAGCAGGTCAAGCTCGACGACGCTATGGCGCACAACCCGACGCAGTATGCGGACGACAAACGCCGTGCGCGGACTACTGGCTTGCCCCTGTCCATTGTTCAAGAGAATGAGCCGCTCCAGCAAAAGCTGGCTGGGGCCAACCTGCGCCGTAAATTGCGAGACACTGACTTCGCCGCTCGCTGGTTTGGGCAAGGCGATAACGCCCGCCTGACCCATGACGTGGTGGACGAGCTAGTTGAGGCAGACGGCACCGCCGCAGCCGTGGCTCGTCCCGACTACAATGACGAGGAGCAAAGCTGGGTGGAGGCCACGTCGCTGGCCATCGGAGAGCGGGCTATCCGGCTAGGCGGGTTGGTCACCCAGTTTGGCGCGACACTTGACGAGGAGATGTTCGGCAGTACCCTCAAGGACGTTGCTATGGAGCTGGAGGCGGCGCTGCCTCTCGGTTATATCCAGATGGGCGACGAGCAGGGAGTGCCGCCCGACGCGCTGTTGCTAATGGAGCTGAATGGCACCAAGTTCTACCACGTCCCGTCTAGCGCAGACCGGCAAGAGAAGTACGCGGCCAGCACGGACAACCCGCTGGCCGATGTAGGGGCCGCGCTGTCAGAGTTTGAGATCGGCGACCAAATCGACGAGCGGGCAATGGAGCAGGTGTGGAACGACAACCCACTGGCCATTAT